CCCAAATGTCTCAACTGATTCTTCTACAGCCACTTCGGATAAGGTCTTACAGGAATCAGCATTAAATGTTGAATCTAAACCTTATACGAGAGTTGACTACAAAAAAAGATATGATGACCTAAAGCGTTATTATGATAGGAAACTTGGTGAATGGAGTTCTAAAGAAGGAGACCTCAAAGCACAGCTTCGAGATAACCGACCTAAGTACAACCCACCTAAAAGTGCTGACGAACTTAGTGCTTTTAAAAAAGATTATCCTGACATTTATGGCGTGGTGGAAACTGTATCTCACTTGCAATCTCAAACAGAGATGAAAGGTTTGCAGGAAGAAGTTGACTCTTTGAAAAAAGCTAACACAGCTTTATCACAGAGAGAAGCTCAATTAGAGTTATCGAAATTTCATCCAGACTTTAATCAAATTAAAGAATCAGATGATTTTCATAATTGGGCAGACACACAACCCATGGAAATTAAGAAGTGGGTTTATGAGAATACTTCAGATGGTAAACTTGCTGCAAGAGCAGTCGACCTGTATAAGAAAGACCGAGGACTTGGATTAGATAAAAAAGCCACAGAAGATAAAAGAGTTACTCAAGGTGCTGATTTGTTAGTTAAAACTAACGAACAAATTCAACCACCAACGAATAATAAAGTTATCTTTAAAAGTTCTGACTTTGAAAAAATGTCAGACGCTGAGTTTGAAAAGAATGAGAAAAACATTTTGATAGCTCAGAGAGAAGGTAGAATTACTAAAGGTTAGTAAATCTACTATTTTTATCAACCAAACAAAAAAGGAGTCATAAATTATGGCAAATTTTGCAGGTGGTTCAACTACTAACTTTGGTGGAGAAACACCAACAGGAACTCAGGAGAATGCCTTTTGGGTACCTCAAATATATTCCAAGAAAGTTCAAATAGCATTACGTAAAGCTGCTGTTGCAGAAGCAATCTGTAACACAGACTATATGGGTGAAATTAAAAACTTCGGGGATACAGTTAATATAGTTAAAGAACCACAAATAACTGTAAGTGATTACACTAGAGGTCTTGCGACAGCTAGTACAGCACTAACAGACGTAGAGCTTGTTCTCACAGTAGACCAAGCTAAATACTTTCAATTTGCACTAGATGATATTGAAAAGAGATTTTCACATATCAACTTCCAATCAGTTGCATCAGACAATGCAGCATACAAGCTAAGAGATGCTTTAGACAGTAATGTCTTTACATATCTAGGTCTTGATGCTTCATCTATCGGTGCTACTAGACAAGGAAGTACAGCCACGCCTGACAGCATTGGTTTTACTAGTCCGCAAATTGACCCTTTAAATGAGATGAGTCAAGCCTCTTTTTTTCTTGACAGACAAAACGCACCTGAAGAAGGTCGTTGGTTTGTTGGAGCACCTGAGTGGTACGAATCTTTAGCTAACACAGCTTCTAAACTATTATCAGTTGATTACAACGCTGGTAAAGGTAGTCTTAGAAATGGATTAGTTGCAAGTGGTCTCGTTAGAGGTTTCCAAATGTACAAATCAAATAATCTAGCAACAAATGACTTAACAGCAGCTTCACCTGCTGGGACAGCAACTGCTCCTGTGGCAACATGGGGTCAAATGAGTGCAGTTTCGTGTGCATCTCAATTGAAGATTGTTGAAAGTTTAAGAAGTACTACTACTTTCGCTGACATAGTAAGAGGATTACTTGTCTTCGGAAGAAAAGTGCTTAGAACTGAATGCATAGGAAGAACAATTTACGTTATAGCCTAATTTATTAGTCTATACGTTATTGTTAGTATTAAACCTAACATCTAGATAGGGGGTTGCAATATACCCCCTGTCTTTTAAAAAAAAAGGATTAATTATGGAACATATGAAACAAGCATGGTCTTATATAGTAGCACATAAAAAAGTTTCTATTGCAGTAGCAGTAGTTGTTGTGATACTTATTATAGCCACTTAATTTTAAAAAAGGACCTCAAATGAAAAAAGCTTTAAAAAAGCTTAAAAAACTAAAAGCAGAATTAGATTTACTTGAAGTAAAAGAAGATAAAATTCTTGCTAATATGGATGACGCTTTAGAGGAATTAGAAGATTGCGACCATTCAGATTGTAAATAAGAAGAAGTATTATGGCAAAGACCTATTTAGCATTAACTAATGAATTATTAGTAGAACTTAATGAACCAGAACTTACAGCAATTTCTAGTGGAGTAGGAGTACAAAAACAAGTTTCAAACTGTGTAAACAGAGCTTACTCTGATATAGTAGATGCTGTTGATGATTGGTCATGGTTAAGTGCTGATGAACCTGATGACCCTTATTATGGAAATACTGTTATTGCAACAGAAGTTGGAAAAAGATGGTATTTATCAAAAGCTGGTTCTACAGGTGTAGATGGTGATTTTGATTCAGTAAATTGGGATATGTTTACTCTTGTAGATACTGCTTCACCTTATACAATTAATAAATTAGCTTTTACAACTTTAACAGTTTGGAGAAATAGCTACGCAAAAGCAGAAGAAGCTGATGCTAGAACTTCTCAATATGGAGTACCATTAAGAGTTATAAGAAGTTCTGATGGTAGAAGATTTGGATTATCTCCTATACCTGATAAAGTTTATAATATACATTTCTTTGCATATGATAGACCAACTGCTTTATCTGCAGATACAGATGAAGTTGCATTTCCAGAACAATATAAAACAGTTTTATTAGCAAGAGCTAGATATTATATTTATCAATTTAAAGATAATATAGCTCAATCACAATTAGCATTAGACGAATATAAAAAAGGATTACAGTCAATGGCTGATAATTTAAATTCACCACAACCACAATATATGTCAGACGTAAGATTTACATATTTGTTACCATAAGGAAAATTTAAATGCCAACACAAGGAGCTTCCATTACAGTTGCAGGAGGTTTAGATTTAGTTTCAAGTGCTCATGCATTATTTAGAACACCTGGAGCAGCAACTATTTTACAAAACTTTGAATCAGCTACAACAGGTGGCTATCGAAGAATAAATGGATTTACAAAATGGGGTGGAGCAAGTGCAACAATTCCAACTGGTCTTTCAACAGATGATATAACAGGAATAGTTCCATATGCTGATGGAGTTATTGCTTGTCAAGGTAATAATATTTATTGGAGTCTAGATGGTATAAGTTGGACTCAAATAAATAAAGATACTTATAAAGCTCTTACAGGTACAGTTGCAGTAACTGCAAGTTCAGCAGCAGTTGTTGGAACTGGAACATCTTTTACAACTGAATTAGCTGTAGATGATAGAATAAAAATTAATAGTATTAAATATAGAGTTTTATCTATTACAGATAATACAAATTTAACATTAGATATTGATGTAGTATCTACTGCTAGTAGTCAATCTATTTATAGAAGTGGAATGATAGCTAGTGAATTATCAGGTGCTACAGCAATTGTAAGAACTAATCAAGTTAATAATCAGTTTGCTAAATATGAATCGCAAGGTGCTTATGGAACCTTATATATTGTTGATGATGTTAATAAAGTAGCTGAATTTCAAATTACTAAATCAGGTGCTGTATATAGTTATTATTTTGAAGAATTAGATAGGTCAACTCCAGTTAATCCTTCAAGAGCTACTATTTTTTCAGAACGATTAGTAGTAGCAGGACAATCTGTATCAACAAGTACTGTTGCTTATAGTGGTCGTTTAAAACCTTATGATTTTGAAGCTACTGGTTCAGGAACAATTGATGTTGGAGATATTATTGTAGGTATTAAAGTCTTCAGAAATACTCTTATTATTTTTTGTAAAAACAGTATATTTGAGTTGACAAGCCTTGATTCTGACCCTATACTTAAATCTATAACCAAAAATATAGGTTGTATAGATGGAAATACAATTCAGGAAATTGGTGGAGATTTAATATTTTTAGCACCTGATGGTTTAAGAACAGTTGCTGGAACATCTAGAATTGCTGACGTTGAAATCGGTTCTGTTAGTAGAAAAATCTTACCTTTAATAAATGACCTTTTAGATAATATTGCTGATTATACTCTTTCAAGTATGGTTATTAGAGAAAGAAGTCAATACAGATTATTTTACTTTCAATCAGGTCAAGCAGATGCAAGTCAAAAAGGAATTATAGGAACATTTAAATTTGATGAACAGGGAATCCCTGCTTTTGAATGGAGTAATACAAAAGGTTTAGTCGTTAAGACTTGTACTTCAGATTTAAATACTTCTAATGAAGAAGTGAAATTTAGTGCAGATGAAAGTGGATATGTTTATTTGCATGATAGTGGAAATAATTTTAATGGTGAAAATATTAGTGGAGTATTTCAAACACCAGATATGGATTATGGTGATAATGGTTTAAGAAAAAGTCTTTATGCTGTTAAAGCAAATATTAAACCAGAAGGAACACAAGACGATTTAAAATTAAGAATTAGATATGATTTTGAATCTACAGATGTACCTCAACCTGGAGAATTTAGTGTTGGTACTTTAAATAGAGCATCTTTATATGGAAGTGCTTTATATGGAAGTGGAACATATGGTGCAGTAGTTTTACCAAGTAAAAGAATGTTAGTAACAGGAAGTGGATTTTCAAATAGTTTTAGATTTTTTAGTGATGATACAAATGCAGCTTATTCAGTTAATGGATTATTCGTATCATTCATAGCAGGAGGAAGAAGATAATATGGCAGGTTATACACGACAAACCACATTTACAACTGGTAATACAATTGAAGTTGCAGATTTTAATAATGAATTTAATCAACTATTAGCAGCTTTTAATAATTCTACAGGACATAAACATAATGGTACAGCAGCCGAAGGTCCTGTTATTGAATTAATTGGAGATGCAGGTTTAGCAACTCCATTAAATAAAATTTTAATTGATACTACAAATAAACATTTAGAATTTTATACAGATGTAAGTTCTGCAGCAGTACAACAAGTAAGAATTCAAGATGGAGCAATCGTTCCAATTTTAACTAATGATATAGATTTAGGTACAGTTTCTTTAGAATTTAAAGATGCATACTTTGATGGAACTGCAAATATTGATACTTTAGTTATTGGTTCTTCAACTGGTGTTACATCTGTTGATACAGATTTAACTTCTGCTTCATCAAGTGATGATACTTTAGCTTCTGCTAAAGCAATTAAAACTTATGTAGATGCAGTCTCTGTCGGAGACCTTACTGCTATTGTAGCAGGAAGTGGTTTAACTGGAACATCTTTATCAGGACCCATACCAACTTTAAATGTAATTGGTGGAACTGGTATAACTGCTAACGCAGACGATATAGCAATTGATGCAACAGTTACTACATTAATAGGTTCTCAAACTCTTACAAATAAAACTCTTACAACTCCAATTATTTCTAGTATTTCAAATACTGGAACAATAACTTTACCTACTTCAACAGATACATTAGTTGGTAAAGCTACTACAGATACTCTTACAAATAAAACTTTAACAAGTCCAGTTTTAGATACAGCAATTAGTGGAACAGCTTTTAAAGATGAAGATACTATGTCTTCTGATTCAGCAACTGCTGTAGCTTCACAACAATCAATTAAAGCTTATGTAGATGCAGCACCTATTGGAGATATTACTTCAGTTGTTGCAGGAGATGGGTCGGTTAAGTCATCTGCAGGAACGTATACCGCTTGAATTGAAGTAATTGAGCCTGTCTTGGTAGAAGTAATACGCTCCTGAAGTGCGCCCATTTCAGATGCAAGTGTTGGCTGGTAACCTACCGCAGATGGCATACGACCTAATAGCGCTGATACCTCAGTACCGGCAAGCGTATAACGGTAAATATTATCAATAAACAGAAGTACGTCACGACCCTCATCACGGAAATATTCAGCAATCGTCAGACCGGTCAAACCAACACGGAGTCTGTTTCCTGGAGGCTCATTCATCTGACCATAAACTAGAGACACCTTATCCAGTACGTTTGAATCTTTCATTTCGTGATAGAAGTCGTTACCTTCACGTGTACGTTCACCGACACCAGCAAATACTGAATAACCTGAGTGCTCAATCGCAATGTTTCGAATTAG